TTCACCTTTTGGAACATATTTCAAGGAAAGCCTTGCACATTCACAGGCTGTTAACACCAATAGTTTTCTACTCTTGCTCCTTGGCCCTCCTGATAATTTCCCAAGTAGCCATAGCATCCAGTCGCCCTTTTCACAGGTATCCCATGCTTGTTGAGGATTGGTTTGGTCTTTTACCCATACTATAGCAGATGAGCATGAGTGTAATTCTTTTAACTTTTTAATTTGCTTTTCCATTGGTCAGTTATTTTGATCTATTGTTTTAATATGACTGATCCCTCGTTTAGATTGACGAACCCGGAACACCCGGTCAGCATACTGGGTCAGGGTATCTTCGTGGGTCACTATGATAAATTGTAATCCCAGGCGCTCAGATAGTTCCTTGAGCATTTGGCTGGCTCTCTCAAGCCTGTCCGTTTGGGTGTCCAAGAACTTCATTGGCTCATCCAATATGATTACATTCCGACGCTTGGGGCTTTGCATACTCCACGCTGCAATCCGGAGAGCGAAAGCAGCCACGTCAACAGCTCCCCCTCCACTTGCCTCCAGTGGGTTCACCTGGCTGTCCCGGCGGGAGAAATACAAATCACATTCGGTCTTGTTACGGCGCTGTACAAACTCCGCCACTAGCTCATAAGGATCCTCAAACACCGCTTCCAGGGCCAGGGAGGTTATGTCACTAATGTGATATTGAAGTTGCTGCTGCGTTTTTAACCCTACATCCCGGAGGATTTCACGAGCCTCTTCATGTCGGCGGAGATCCCTTTTGGTAGTGGATAAGCGTTCTGTGAGATTGTCACAGGTGAGTTCAATTTGATCTCTTTTTCCCTTTCTTCTTTCCAGGGTGTTTCTTAGATTTTGAAGCTGGCTCATATTGTTTGAATTTACCGTCTGCTGTGATTGAAAATGTACCGTTGTGTTTCTGTTGTATCCAACCCATCTCGTGGTCTTTTTGGTTCCATTCCTTATCCTGCGGTCTCACATCCCGGATCCCGGCACTCAGATTAAAAACAGATATTTCACCCCCACCTTTTTTAATCCCTTGAAGATAGTTAATCAGTTTTGTTATGTTCTTCATCTTGTAGTTGTGTTTCAAGTTCTTCAGTTTTCTTTTTTATCTCTGCATCTTTCTCGTCAATAGAGGTTTGCATAGTTTCCAGTTTGGCCTTCCCTTCCTTCGGGGCGGTTACTCCCCACTTCTCCTTCAGCTGTGTGGTGAGGAGGGTGCGTTGTCCTTTGAGTTCCGCAGCTTTGCCTGAGGCTTCCGTGATCTCTTTTTTGAGTTCTAATAATTCAGTTTCTTGCATGGTTAAATTTTTATTTTTCCTTACAATTAACTTTACAGGAATATCCAGCACCAGAGGTTGTCATACTTGCAGAGGCCATTTTCTTTACTTCAGATTTTGAATAATCTCCACAGTAAACCTGTGTAGATGAACTTGAGTAACCCATTGCAGTACAGGTTGTAGTACATTCCCAACATCTTTCTTTTTCACACCCAAACAGGGCAATGATTGCGAGTAATACGATTAATTTTTTCATGATTTTGTTTTTTATGTTTATGATTCAATAGCTTTGTAACATATTTCTTTTGTTTGTTTACGCACCCGGTTACGTTTGAAAAACTCCTCCAGGTTTGCTTCATAACTTAGTCCAGCTTGCCATTCTCCGTCAAGTTTAGATATGAATGCGTCAATTCTTTCAGAGCGCTCACTGCTTCTGTCGAGGTGTTCCCGGCTAACAACATTACTTTTGATAGGTAAATACACTGCTTCAACAGTATTTGTTTCTGCGTAGTACAGGTACACCCGAGGCCGGAAGTCGATTTGGTCTGCGGATTGTCGCATGAGCGATCCGGGGGAGAGTAATAATCTATTTTCTTTTTTTGCAATAAAAGATTTATGATTATCCCCCACAAGAAGTAAATTAAATCCTTCCATTTTACATAATAATTTAGTACCGTCATCTGAAATACAATTTGGAAATGGTTTTTCTTTCATCCATGTTAAGGTATGACACATTGCAATATTTATAATATTTTCTTTTGATGGAATTCCTTTTAGTTTACTTCCAAATGGAAATCCATGAACTGTTACTCCGTAATTAATATTTATGGTTTCTCCTTCAGATAAAATTTTAAGTTTTTTTGCTTTTTCTAATACATATAATCCGGCTTTATTTAGATTATCTATATTATGTTGCGGGAGGTCATGTTGCCCTGGAATTACTATCATATCATCTGGTAGATTTTCAATTGCCCAAGATAAAAGGAAAGGGCTGGGTTTCCATTTATGAAAAATATCTCCAGGAACCAAAACAGGACATTGGTATTTTTCTTGGAGGTCAGAAAGCCAAATAAGTTTATTTGTTTGTTCTATAAAGAAATCACCTCCACGGCATATGGGAATATCTTCTCGTAGATGTAGATCAGAAGCAACAATTGCATCTGGTTGTTTTATAGGATTATGTATACATCTTTTCATATTTATTTTTAATTAATTGAGTATAAAATTCTTTCCACCACTCTCTATTATAATTTGCAATTGAATTGCAAGCTACACATAATGTGATGAGGTTTTTATCTGCTGAATTTTGTTTATCATAATCAATGTGATGTACACTTAGATATTTAGCTGTTTTTGGGCAATTTGGATTTTGGCAAGTGTTCTTATCTCTTTTTTTTATTTTTCTTTTTAATGTGGAATTAAATTGAATTCCATAAGGAGCAAAAGATAATCCACCCATCCAACCATAGGCATTTTCTCTGATTAGGGAATCTCTAAAAGAGGGATCAGCCCATGCTTTTTTCATATAAGCACTGATTGTTTCTTTTTGTTTTTTTGATTGCACTCTTCCTGTTTGAGCAATTCGTTGTTTTTCTTTGTATTCTTTAGTTTGTCGATAAGTACCTGCTCCAATTTTTCTTTTATGCTCTTCTGATAATTTTTTTCCTGTATGGGCTTTTCTTAATTTTTCTTTTGTTTCTTCAGACATCTTCCACCCTTTGTTAGCTCCTGGCTTTCCCTTTTTTATACTGGATAAATATTCTTTTACTTTTGAGGAGTGCTTCCACCCACTGTGATTTTTTCTTGTTTTATCTTTAGCATAATGCCCCTTCAAATATATATTCCAACCTTTTTCTCCTTGATTAACAGGTTGGCCGCATCCACATTTACATTTTGGGGCTTCCCTTCGTTTCATGTTGTTTCCTTTCCACATAATGGACAGATGTCGGGCATATTCTCATGGAATGTATTCTCTTTGTTCTCCACAGTTGTTTCCCACTCCTCTTGTTTTTGTTTTGTATTTCGGATCTCTCTGAGGTGTTGTTTTAGGGCAAGCATATTCTGCCACTCTGTTTTCCTGTCTTGGTGCAATTTCAGGAGGGCTTTGACTTGAGGCAACAACTTGACTTTTTTCAACAACACTGCCTCATCTTCCTTCATCTTTACTATGGCCACTAATATCACGCCCAAGGTCAGCTTCTCTTCTTTTTTTGCATCCCTCTCCTCATAAGCTATCAATAGCTGATCTACAGGTTTCTCCAGAGCCAATACCTGCTCCTGTTTCTGAATAGAGACATTGTTGCTTTCCATAAGCTCCAAATGGGCTCGCAATCGTTTCTGAGAAGAAATCTTTTGGATGTGGGCGGAGGCTTGGTGCTCAAGCTCCTCCAGATCAATTTCGAACTTTTGGAGGTAGTCATATTGTTTTAGCTCCTCCTGAGACTCCTCCAAGGTGGCTGTGTCTGCTTTATGACTAGCATTCAGGTTGAGCACTTTCCCGTTCACATATGATATGCTGGAATCAATAGTTTCCAGGTGGGCAATTTGGTTAAAATAAGCAGCCACCTCTCCCGGAGATGCGCTAATAAGAAAGGGTGAATCAAATTGTTTCTGGAGGTTCGTGTCATCTATATTCAGCAGGCCTTGGATCTGTTCTGGGATTTTGGTGCCGAATGCTTTTAGCTTTTTGTAGTCTTGAGAATTAACAGCCCCTATCTCATATAAGTTCTCCTTGTCCTTGCTACGGCGGATTGACTTATCATCAACAATAACTTCCACACTTGTTTCTCCACCCCAGTCACTCCGGAAGTCATCCCCGTTGGGGCGGTTCCAAATTAACCATCGGAGTGCACGAATGACGGATGTCTTACCACTGTCACTGGAACCAACTATCACATTGACCCCTGGGTGAAAGTCCAGGGATGTGTCCTTGTGGCTTTGGAAGTTTTTTATTGATAAAGACTGTATCATTTCAATACCCATTTTAGTGCTGTGATTTTTCCTTCTGTTTTTGCCAACAATTTCCTACACACAGCTCCGGTCAGACTTTGCATATCAATTTGGTTCATTGCTGTATAAAGCTCCCTTTCACTCTTTCTCTTCCCTTCCAGGATGGCAATTTCATTTTCAATTTGTTGTTGTGTTTTCATTTGTTTTAAAAAGATTTTTTAGTGTATGTTGTCAACACAAAAGTGATACCTTTTGGAAGTACTTTCAAATCTTTTAGAGAGATACTATTGATTAATTGTTCAAAATCATGTACATGCATCTGAAAATCATCATCACTCATATCATGATTAAATACAATTGAATTCCGAAACCCATAATAAATGTAATTATCAAAGAGAGGAGACAACGAGCTTATTTTACTTAGTTCTTCAAACTTATCAATTGCCCATAGTTTGACAAGGGTAGATCGTTTGGCATCCTCTTCCCATTTTTTTAGATACTCTACTGCATTTTTTCTTACTTCTGAAACTGTCTTTGTTGTTTTCATCTGTTTTGTTTTTTATAGAATTGTAAAAAAGTACTTTGTTCCATAGCGCAATAAAAGATGGACAGGGCATCAGCCACCGCTTCATCAACATATTTCTTCCCGGACCACGGTGCCCCGGCTTTCGGTTTCCCGCTTATGGGAACGGTAAAAATATCCTCAACAGCTTCGATGGTTTCCACTTTCGTTGCACTAAGTTTCCCCAATAGAGCTTTCTTGCTATCACCTTCACTGTACCACTCAATGGGGATGTCCAGGGCTTGGGACAGGGTCTGGCCAAGGGCTGCGGTAATGCCCACCATTTTGGCAGCAGAGGAGGATTGTGAACCGTGGGGTAGTTCGCTGACCAGGTAGTTGACCCGGTGTCGGCGGATCCTTCGGAGGAGTACATGATTGATTTCGTAAATTCGTCGCACATCATCATCCCCCTTCCGGATCCGCCTGACCTTGTTTTCTGATCCGGTCTTGATACATCCACAGGCCAATATGGTTCCGTCAATCTTCAGTACAGCCCATCCGAAGCCGGTCAAGCTGGGATCACAAGCCATGATGATTAGCGCATTTGATTTTCGGTCAGCCCTCTTCATGATTCGCAGGTTCTGGCGGATGAATTCTATCCAATGTTAGCAACAACTGCTCCCCTACACTCAAGGCAGCTTCAAGCTCCTCTTCCAGCCAAGCAATGTATTCCTCAACCTCTTCCCCAAGTTCCCCTTCAGACACATCCATATCACATTCTGGACATGTCGCATAAATCTCAGGAGCTTCCGCAATTTGATCAATGGTTTGTAAACAATAGTCGGTATGCTTCTGGTACAATAATCTGATATCAATCTTGCTCATGATTTTGTATATACATCAAGTAGAGTCAAAGTCACAATAGTCGTTCTAAATATCACACTGGGGATTGTGATATAATGATTATCCCCCATTCCTGGTAAGAATAATTTTAAAACATCAATAGACTCCGGATCATAGAAACTTTCAATAGTTTTTTCCAATTCCTTAAATAAGGCTTCATCTCTTTCCAGAGGTCCTATTGTTTTCTGAAATCCATTACCAACTATTTCTATTTCAAATTTGTAAATTGTTTTCATCGTTTCTTGGGTTTACGTTCAATTTTAAATTTCTCTTCAATCTCTTCCCATAGGTCAATAACCTCTTCCCGTAACATGTCCTCTGAATCATCCTTCTCTATGAGCTGAATACTTTTGTCCAGGGATATGTTGAGCTTTTTTCCATATAATGCATAAGATGTCAGGCCCTTGTACCGCTTAACAAATGCTAGGTTCTCACGAATGTCGTCAATACCGTATTTGTAATTGATTGTCAGCGTTGCGTCCCGGTCCGGTTCCCAGACTGAGTTCTTGAATACATCGACCTTGATTTGTACTCCCGTCACCCGGCTGACTTCTTTTCCACCCATTGTTTTCTTGGGTCGTATCTTCTCTTTGATGGAAGTCCGGAGGCGGAGAGAACTGTAAAACCCAATGGCCTCTCCTCCCGGGGCTTTGAATTTAGGACCATAACTGTTCATGCTCTCCCGAATCTGGTTGGAGCCTACCATTATGATATTACTTCCAGCAAGGGTCCGGCAATATTTCCTTAACCCTTCACTGAATTCCTTCGCCCGGCGTTGACCCATCTTGTCCCCTTCCTCATTATCCATTTCCAGATTAGTGGAAAGAGCGGCGAAGCTATCTGCAAAAACTCCGTGTATGCGGTTCTTTTCAGGCTCCCAACCGTTAATGTGGCCAAACATCTCTGTTACGGTGTTTGGGATGTGGTAGTGGTCTTTCTCTATACTCAACCCAAAGATACTGGCAAATTGCTTGTTTAAACGTGCCTCTGGGTCAAGAAACTTGGCTTTGCCTCCACCGCGTTGTACCGCTCCCGCTATTTCACATAACAGGACGGTTTTGCCGGAGGAATGAGGTCCAAAGATCTCAACCAGTACCCCTCCCGGGATCCCACCACCCCGGACCCGGCCCCCACTGATAGCTAAATCCAGAAGGGTGGAGCCGGTACTGACCATCACTTCAGTGTTCCCATCATACTCCGCTTTCTTCTTTACCGGGGTGGTAGCATGCTTTTTGATCTGCTTACTGAGGGTTGGTGCTGCTCGTTTCATAGGCTTTGATAATTTTATTAACGAGAGGAGTGGTGAGTTTCTTTGAAAGAATTCCTTTCCAATGAGTTATGAATTTTTCGCCATCCACTTTCGAGCGTAAAGAAAGTACCATATGCTCTGTTTTCATTCTTTCAACAATCCCACAAATTGATTTCTCCTCTGTAATTTGATTATCATCTCTCCACTTCTCTACCAATTCACGTACCATTTGGGATACAGAGATGTTTCTTGCGATAACACCCATCTGTATCCATTGATCCATTTTAATAGAGATGTGAAATCCAATAAAGGTTGTGCTTTTCTTTGTTTTCATTATTCGTTTTTTTCTTGTTCATCCATACAGGCATCCCACAATTCACAATCCGCACACTCATTCTTTTTGTTTCCATCCTGTCCGTATACATGACCGTGCGGGCATTTGTTTTCGTCTTCGGAGGTCTCATCAGGCTGCTTGCGAGTGATTTTCTTGCGAGTGGGTTTCTCTTTTTTCTCTGCAGGTTCCTTCACAACTTCTTCAGCTTTCGTATTCTTCTTCTTCCTGGGTGGTTTGGTTTTTTCTTCTGCAGAGATTTCCGTGTCGTTAACTTCCTCAAATTCGGGGGACTCGTCCGGATCTTGTTGTTCAAAATACATGGTCTTTAATTGATCATAAGAAAGAACCGTAAGCATTTCATCCAGATTGGGAATGTCATCTACAAAGGCATCTTCATAATCCGCATCCCGCTCCTCAAATTTAATTACAGCAGTTTCGTAATATACAGCCTTGCCAAATTTCTTTTCCCGGAAACGAACATCCAGGGTTAATCCACCTTCAAGATTTGGAAATGCTTCATACGCTTCATCAATCCCTAATTCTTCATCCAATTGCTTTTCAAACAAATGGTAACTCATGTCAAGTACATAAGGCTTTTCTTCATACTCCTCCTCAAACCCTGAAGCATCAATTGGAATGATTACATATAAGGAACGATCTTTGGAATAAATCTCTTTGATATCATCCCACTCTTCACCATCATCATTCAATTGTTTTCCATGTTCACAGATTGGACAAGGTTTGCCGAAGGTTTTAGGACAGACTACAGTCTCTCCATCCACTCCGACTCCTTTGTGTACCTTGAATGCTTTTTTCCACCAAATATCTCCAACCACAGCATCGCCGTGGTCATCATCTCGATCAAGATGTTTTTCGTCGGTTACAATATAAGGTAGGATGTCAAACTTCACACTCCCCTTTTCAGGTTTAAACAAAGTCACTCCGTCAGGTAAGGAGAGATAACTACGTCCTTTTCTTTCGGATTTCTTTTTTTCAATATTCCGACCAATTCTTCCTCGGAATGATGTTTTTTTCTTTTTTGTCATTTTTCTACGTTTTTATTAGTTACTTTTCCTTTTTAATTTAGCTCCTACTCGATGGTTCAAATCTTTCTTTCGTAATGCACATTCCTCAGTAATATTTCGAGGTACAGATGGGCCAGCGAAATATCCTGCTATATAAAGTTTCACAAGATTCTCCAGGGCGGCTTTTCGGGTATAGCTGATTTCTTTGTAAGCAATCTCCGCTACATTAGCTTCAAACATAGCCCCAACCATTTCTTTCTTAGCATCCTTATGTCGCTTGTGGTTCCTGTAATACGCTTCCACAGCCGGGGCGGTAGCCTTCAGACCTTCCCCAAGATAGTGGTCAGGATCTTCCATCACCTCTTTGGTTAATTCTGACCTTACCAGTTTAATGTTCTCTTCAGTTAACATTAATTCTTGCTTACATTCTGCCCAATTGCGTCCGTATTTTATTGCTAAACCAGTTTGTTCTAACCAGTCTTGTTCTAAAGCGGATTCATCAATAAGCATGTCTTGTGCGTAATTCATATCTTCAATTTATTAGTTTCATTTAAAAAAGCGGGGGACACAACCAAACCGCCATGATTTAGACACTCCCCCGCCACAGTGAGGTGGTGAAAGCCATTTACCCTTGGACCCTCCCTGACCAGAGCCGCACCAACTATTTAAGTCTGCGGTTGGATTTAACTTCATGGTGCGGACATGACGTAGGGAGTTATTCTAGTTACCTTCCTGCAGAAAGAACTTAGATAAGCGACTGTTTCCAAGCGCCCCGCCTTATCATGCTACCCACACCTCGATCTTAAATGTGAATGGTAAGTATCTAAAGAAAGTTTTCCCATCTTATCTTGCGTGGGCACCTAGGACGCCACGAGCTGCATGCGTGAAATTGTGGGCGGATCACATGCCAATTTCTTACTTCCCTGCCGGCTCAGGATACTTACCAAATTTTCAAAGAACTTAAAAAAGGGAGGAGCCACAAACTAAAAACCCCTAATAGTCATGAATTGAATTTGAAAACAATCGTGACTCCTCCCTAAAACACCCCAACATCATAATAAATCAAAAACATAATCTGGTTCAAATCCTTCACCAAAAAGAACATCTTCAGGATCTCGTTGTTGTTCATGCACTTCAGATCTCATTTCAGTTACTAAATGATGAGCGTCCTCATGCGAACAATCATCTCGATTCATAATTGCTAAATGCAAGTCAGTTAATTTCATTATTTATCCTTTCATTACTGAATAACAAGCAAACACTAATCCGGCGTATCCTGTATTATAAAATGGTTCTATCATTTCTTCCATAATTAATCCAGCCCGTTCTTGATCTCCGTTTAGTAAAACTGATTGACAATACGCCAGTATATGCCGACGGATTGATTCTGGATCTTCATTCTTCAGCCCTTTCAATATTACAGCTACTCGTTTCCATCCTCCTCCTTTCAGCAGAATTCTACATAACTCGATGGATTGAGATTGGTTTTCAGCTGCTTTGGTTGCTGTGGCTAATCTATTCTCCGAATCAACTCTCAATACCTGATCCAATATCTGAAGGGCGTTTCTCGGATGACAGAAACTATCCTGGATGATTTGATCATACACTGGTTTTTCCAATGATTCATTTTCTGCTTTGACCACCTTTCTAAGCAAGCTCATCATTTGTCGTTCATCCAATGGACGGGTTTCAAATACAGAGCATCTGCCTTTTATGGTAGGCAAGAGTTTTTGCGGGTCTGTGGTACAGAGAATGAAATATACATGCTTCGGAGTGTCTTCCAGGATCTTCAACAATGCACTTTGGGCATCACCGGTCAACTTATGACATTCGTCAATCAGCCAAACCCTGCAAACGTTTTTCAGGGGGCTGAAATTTGCTGTCTCACGTATTTTCCTGATTGTATCAATACCGCGAAAGTCTGCAGAATCTATTTCTTTAAAGTCTGTATTTTTATCACTAGGAGGGCAGCCGAGTTCTTTAGCAATGATCCTACCAATAGTTGTTTTCCCACAACCAGTAGGTCCTGTTAATAGAAAAGCATGTGGAGTATCCCTCTTCAACATCCCTGATAAAGATTCCAATGCTTCAATGTTCCCAAAGACCTCATCAAGTGTTGTGGGGCGGTATTTTAAATACAAGCTCATTGTTTAAATATTTTTCCTTTATTATATTATACTAAAAAATTCAATTTGATTTAAGGTATATCTATTTTCTTTTTATTAGCCCAGCTTTCGTCCACTCCACAAACCTCTGCATCAACTGATAAGGGAACATTAATCCACTTCCATGCTTTCGGTAATTCTACGCAGGTTATTTCTTGAACCAATGTTAGGATTTCAGGTAGTTCTGGTGGGTAAACATCAAGTACTAATTCATCATGTATCTGTCCTATTAAACGTGTTTTAAGGTTGCGTTGGTCCAATGCTTTATCTGATTCAATCAAAGCCCAAAGAAGACAATGAAACGCCGATCCCTGGACTGGTGCATTTAGAACTTGATTCTTTGACATTATCCCCGAGCATGTAAACCCAGTATGTGAAGTAACCTTTCCAGTTTTAATGTAATTGCGATAGGTTGTTTTCATATACTTGGAATGTACTGAAAATTTAGTAAAGAATTTATCTTGTACTTTCTCTATATGTTCTTCGTAATCAGATAAAGAGTGTATACCTTTTTCAATTAAGTGGTCTGATAAGGATATGTTTTCTATTGAAATCCCCTGCCCCTTTTTCCATTTCCCTGTACTAAGATGGCCCCAATTACAGGATAAATTCGAAGCGCAATTTTTATAATAATCTCCATACAATTGAGGAAATACAAATCCATTCTTTGCAGCAGATCTCAATATTTTATGATCTGGTATTGATTTGTCAAAATTATCTAACAAAAAAACTTGCCTCGCTATATCAGCATGAATATCTGAAGATGGATCGTTACAATATTCTACCATAACTGGATCCCTGGAATAGCAAGCATTTATATTGAATTCTAATCCAGAGTAATCAACACATAGTAATTGATGTCCGTGTCTTGGAAACAAAGCACGACGGGTGAGTTGCATACTCTCCTTATCTCGCATTGGTATGTTCTGGAAATTAGGACGGTCTGAGGAACTTCGAAAAGTCTTTACCAAATGCAGATTGAATGAAGGATGAATAATCCCATTAACTTGTTCTCGAAGGAACCCACCAAGATAGGTATCTCGAATTTTCTGAAGTTTTCTAATCTGTATCAATGCATTCAGTTCAGGAATATTCAAAGCAAGTAAAGCTTCTTCATCAGTTGACCCTTTTCCTGAAGTGGTTGTTTTTATGGGTTCTAATTTTTTTACTGAATACAAGAACACTCTCAACTGGGTATCACTGTAGATATTGATTTTACTTTTCGAGGAGTGTTCCCAATGTCGATAGAATTTTGAATCTTTCAACTTCTCTTCCAATCGATTAATTTTTTTGGTGAGGAGTTTCTTTTGGGTTTCAATATACTTCACATCACACCGGATCCCAGCACGCTCTGCCCGGGCCAACGCTAAAGTTCCGTCATGCATTAATCGGTATGCATCAAGGCTTGTGGCTTCAATTTTCATTTTTTCAGTGTAAATTTATGTATTTGAAACCATCCATTTGGAAGTCCTTTATGGTATTTATTATACACAATTGATGGCCTCCAATTTACAGTTACTTGAAAGTGCCAAACAAATATTCTGATATTTATTCTTAAATTACTCATATCGTAGTTCCATGTTTTATAACTTGTTTGTCTAACATACGGGAGAGGGATATGGGGAGGCAGCAGCGGTTGGAATCAAACCAAGATTCCAAATCATCATAATCTAAAAGTGAATGCCATTTAACAACGAGAGCAATACATGCATCTCTGTATTCTACATAATTAATACAGGAGCGAAGCCCATCTGCAGCTTCTTTTACATCAAAATGGTAAAAAGTCATAATCAAGTTCTTTGATTTGTTTCATAGCAAGCATCCTTTCATAAAAACTATCCAAAGCACAATACTTCAACACTTTCTCTTCTCCTCCAGGTTGGTCCAATAATTCTTGAATACGATTAATAGCATTTCCACCATAGAGTTTTTCGTCCCCAGATGTCGCTTTCAAATATGGAGTCACCTCTGAAGCGTAATCCATCACTCCGAAATTGACATAGGTTTGGAATTTCAATCCAGTCACTCCTTGTCGGTTATCCAAGATATGTGCTGCTTGCATTGAATCCCATGTCCAGTTTTGAACATCCTCTCGGAGTCGTTTTTTGGTCCAATTGTCTTCAAATTTTATATTATGAGCCATTTTACTAATCACAGGATCAGTTAAAAGATCCACGAAAGGTTGACTACCTGATTTTGTTTTAGGCATCATAAAAGTATAGACCCGCTTTTCATCAACAGCTACCGAGGCACATATGATTTTATGACCTGGGGCCTGTGGTTTCAACCCTGTGGTCTCATAATCAAATGCTATTACGCTTGCATTGCCGTGTAAACTGTCGAGTACTGAGAGATCTTTTATATATTGTATACTTGGATGGAGTACGCGTAAGAATGGCGTATCAGCCTTTAAAATGGCTTTCTGCAGATCCTGTTTCCAGATAGTCATTGCTTCTCTTTCCGAACGTTCAACATAACTGGGATGGAATGTTGGTATGACCCAACATCTTTGCTCCTGGTCTGGTATCTCCCAGCCTCTCCATTTCATTATCCCTCCTAAGGTGCCTATCCAACGATAACCAATAAAACTTTGTAGTGCAGCATTTCCTAATAATACAATAACTTTTGGTTGGTATTTGTTTAATACTTTGGATACCATAGTAGAGCGACAGCAATTTATCTCATTATTGGTCGGAGTGCGGTTGTTCTCAGGACGGCAATTTACTGCGTTGATATTTAAACAATCTTCAAATAAATCAATCCCCAGTTCTTCATATGTTTTTTGTAATAGGCGTCCTGTTTTTCCTTGCCATGGTTTTCCTCTTCGATCTTCTTGTTCTCCTGGAGCTTCTCCTATGTTGAGGATTCCTTTTCGGAAATTACCAAAAGGTTCCATCCTAGGAGACTTTGCATTCTTATATAAACCGCACGCAGCACAGCTCAGCACCTTGCCGTCTGGACGAGATTTGGATTGAGTTTCCTTTTTGCTGAAGAATCCGCTCATTTTTCGATTAAAGTTACAAGGTGTTTAATATGATCAATGTTTGCCGGGGGACAGGTAAATACCAGCCCGAATACTTCCAGGATACCTTTTACATCCTTAACAGTTTTGACCTTCTCCCAGTTGATTTCATACTGCTTCACTTGAGGTGGGAGTTGTATTGTTTTTGGTGCGTGATTAGTTCTTTTCATTTTTGAAGATTTTCATTTCACATTTCTTAATGCTGATATATACACCCAACCTGCTCCTTCAAATTTGAGTACCTTTTCTCCCAGAAGGAAGTTATGGGTTTCTTTCAAAATATCTTTAAGTAAATAATAGGTGATATCGAACTCTACCGGTTCGTCTGCGTATCTAATATTAGCTTCATCTGAAACCCAACCTGTTTCACTTTTAGCAGAAATTTCAATCCTATTCGCTCCGATTTTAATTTTGATTGCTTCATCAAGGATATGATCCTTTTTTGCAAACACCGCAGCGAGCTCTAACTTATCACCTATAGTTGAGGGGAAGGTGATTTCAATTCCGTCAACATCAAGTACTGCGCTCGGATCAGGATAATCATCAATAAACACTCGACAGGAAATAATTGTTTTCTTTTCATTCCTAAAATGGACCCATCCTTTTCCACTTGCTACTTCTGTGGGTTTGAGTTTGATAATATCTACAGCTGATGTTGCTGGAATCAAGAAATTATCAACAGGCATTTCTTCTCCAGTATCACATTTGATAATTTTGAATCCATCAGAGGCGAGTATTGTACCTTCTTTTTCGACATATACGCAGGTTAAAATTGGTTGACTCATATCTCTCCCAGCCGCACCCATAGCCAGGGAAAGATAGTGTGAGAAATCCTCAGGGAGATTTCCCCATTTACCATGTTTACCTATTTCTTCTAATGGTAGTGTGATTTCACTTTGGAAGGCGAATCCTGCTTTCGTCCTGCCAGCTGAGAATAGAATCTCATTCCCAGTAATTTCAATATCAATCTCATCTTTCTTAATCTTGTTGAGAAATTGATAAAGTTCATCCGCTCGGATAGCTCCTTCGAGTTGTAAGCCTTTGATAGGGTGAGTGATAGAGATTTCATCATTATACGTAACAACACAATTATTGACAAACGCGAATGAAGTGGATTGTTCAATAAGTTCCTTTGCGGCGAGGCCTGGTTTTACTATGGTCAGAGCCTTTTCTAGTTCTGCTGTGTTGATTATCATTTTGTTTTATATATTTAAAAGTTAATTTTCTGAATGGAAGTGTAGATATATATATATCATAATAGCTAAGAAGAATAGTAGTTGCTAGTTTTAAATCATTGACTTCCGGGGCAGCTATATAAATCTTCATTTCTTCGAAGGGTTTAGTCGTCCTCTTTTGCAATATGATGTTAATTGTTCAGAGGAGATTCCTTGTTCCTTCAAAAAATGGTAGCTCAATAATCTGGAATTTGCCCCTTTTTTAGTCATGCAGTTTCCAAAAGCAGCTCCATGAAAAGTTATTCGATTTCGATTTCCTTTACTAGAACAAAGAGAAGGACTCCATCTGGCTATAAAAACATTGATTGGAATTGGGAAACTAAATTTATTATTTTTGGGATCTGCAACAATAAAGTGGTAATTCAAATTATGCAGGAGCCGCAAATACCCTTTCCAATCTTCTTTGTAATCGGATGGGACTTTTAAATAAATGCTTTTTGAAAGAAAAATTTGAATTGGAATTTCAAGTTTGCTTCCTTCCATGGTTAGAATATAGGACAATCCCATCGCTTTAGTTAATGGGACTTCTTTAATCCTATTTTCCAACTTATTATTTTTTACTTTTTTATTGATTGGCATGCATTGAAGGAATGTATGCCTTCTTTCAAATCTTAAAAAACTAGGCATGGATTGATTCAAGGAAGTAAATATCACCTCTCGATCATGTTTAGCCTTTAGAAAATCCTCTTTGGGTTTATTAGAAGAGACCATGTTGTTCAATTTTAAATGCCCAGGGCCATTCAGGCATTGATTTTTCAAGATCAAGAAAATAAATGATATTCATCTCATCCCTGAGTTGATACCGATTAGAGATTCCAAGAGTAAGTATAGTTTCCACATCTCGTTTTGCGGTTTTATCCGTTGGCTTTTTCTGAGCCCACTTTTCGTTTTCTTTTAATTTGTAGGTTTGGTCCTCTTTGTGGAATTCAGATTCACCAAGTTGGTATCCTTTTTCATGGACATAGTCCAGAATTATCTTTTTACCGATAGGGGATAGGGTGTTGATATGTTGCCCAACTTCTTTCTGAGCAGGGCTGCGATTGGATACTGCAATCTTCCATGAGTTCTCGTCATATTTCCATTTCCCTCCTCCAAATCTAGGAACATAAATAGATCCCATTCTTCCAGTGACTACCCAGGAGGTAGAATCAACGGAATACCAAGGATATCGAAGCATAAGAAATAAAGATGTTACTCCAAATCCATGAAATTTTACCAAAGGGAATCCGTTACTATCAACAACATATTTCATACATCTATCCAACCACTTTGTTTTTTGATCCGTAGTTTTGTCATTTGCTGGACTAAGTCCGATATAAGGAATTTGTTTTACCATTTTTTTCAATTCTTCCATATTCTCTCCTTGATGAAAAACATGAATTAATTTCTCTTTTGGTATTCCTGCTTGTAACATAGTTATATAATTATTCCATCCTTGTTTTACACTATTATCAATATCTTGTTTTGTTACTTTTTGATAAGGCTTGCCTGGAATAACATCAAGATTCACTATATAATCACAAAATGATAAATTTTCCAAACAAAAGGTAATGTATTCTTGTAGATTTATTTTACCTCCTTGATTCCAAGCGGAGAATGCTCCAGAATCAAGCATCAATTCTACTTTGTTTTTTGTGGTCGGCATTTTTCCTTTGTTTTTATTTAACCAATAATAAGTCCATAGTCTTTTGTCCCAAAAACTATTTAACTCTCTCTCTCTCTTACATACTCCAGAAGTACCTCCACTTGGGACTCCTGCTAGTGAAATCTGCATTTTTGATTCTTTATTAATTTGAATGCATAAGGTATTTCAAATTGATTATGTAAGATATTATAAAAGGATAGTAATCTCTTATTTAAAAGTTTTTGCCACTCTCTCTCTCTCTACTCTTTATACCAGGGGTCCCAGCTAAATATATTTTCATATCCAAAGATTATACATTTTTTTTACAGATGGATCCGATATCAAATACCAATAAGATATTAACCTACGTTTTGATAATTTCTTTTTA